TTTATATACTTATCATATAATTTATGTTCTTTACAAAGTTCTAATGCTTCTAATATTGTTTTCATGTAGGTTCGTTTAATAGTTCAAAAGATGTTTCTCCAGACTGTAGTTTAGTAGTCATTTTATTAATTGTATATGCTCTTGTGCCTACAATCACTAAATCATCTAATGTTAGAGTCAACAGAACTTTTAAAGGAAGGACAGCTTCAAACTTAAATAGCCTTGTTCTGGTGTTAAATACTCTAGTTATATAGTTTTGATAATACTTTTGAAATAAACTGTTATTTATACCAGCATAATCTGTTAGTGTATATGTGTTTATTTCACTACCAAAATTTAAATTGTGTGTTGGAGGATTGCCAACATCGCCAACTTCATTGCATACACTAGGGATAAAATAAGTGTCTAAACTTGACCTAGTACCTCCAGTTGAAGGAAGCCCGCCACTTACTGGTCTTAAAGTACCAGAAACATAATTTATAAACTCATCTGCATCGACAATTCTTATTCCGTAAAAAATTAGAGGTGCGCCTATAGAAGGATTCAGTTCTTCATCTATTGATGTTCCAACTTGAACTTGTGTTGATGAATTTCCAAGTCCAATATTTTTTAACCTTTCAAATATCATTTGAGAAAATGGAAGTTTTATTTGATAGATGTTTTTTTTACTTACATCAACTCTATAATTTAACTCACCATATTTTTGGTTATTTAATAATTCAAATCTTTGTGCTAAAATTGTTTCTGGGTCTTTATATTCAAAATCAACTTCGCTAAAAGGAATAACATCAGCTACAGTATTTTCATCTGTTTTTATGTACTTAGTTAAATCTTGTGTTTCACCACCAGCATAAAAATCATCTAAAGTTTTAACTATTATTTCATTTTGAAAATTAGAAAAAACTGTTAAATTAAATTGTCTAAACAATCCATTTAAAAAGTCTTTTACTTTTAATTTTGGCACTTGTTCAAGTATGTTTATTTTACCAAAAGCTGGACTTTGTAAAGCTACATCAGGTGTAAATGTTGCAGTATAATTTCTCACAATAGTTTGTGGTGGTGAAAAAGAAGTTTCAATATATTTAATATGTCTATTAATAGTAATTTCAGCGTTAAATTCAATAGCTTGTTCTGAAATTAATCTGCTTATAATATTGTTCAAACCTCTTGGATTTGCTGAAATATCAGTTATTGGTATTCCGTTTTGCCCACCTATAACAAGGGTTAAAGTTTGTGTTCCGTTTACTGAATTTATTTGTGCTTTAGCTGAATAATTATCAGCAGTTAATATTGATAAATTATAAGGAACACCAACATAAGCAGAGGTAGGTGTTATTTTAACTGATATTGTAGTTTCATCAAGTGTTGATGGTTTTGTTGCTTCAAATACCCAGCTTCGCCAAGTAAAAATTCCAGTATTTTCAAGAAAATAACCCCAAGCAGAACCAGTATTAGTTAATTCATTAACATCGCCTGTGCCACTGTAGGATTGGCCGTCATTTAACCAAGTTCCAGCAAGAACCATTTTACCTTTATCCCTGTGCAACCAAAGATAAAGATTTGTAAATACATTAGAATCAAAAAATTCACCACTTTTAAAAGTAATTCCATATTGCTGCTCAATAGCTTTTAATATTAATTTTATTGTAATAGCTGGTTTTAAATCTTTTTGAAATACACCCCTTTTAGTATTATTTGCACCACTTGCGTTGATATTATAAGGGTTTGAAAAATCAGCATTAAAAGTGTAACTATATGAACCTGTGTGCGTAATCAAAGGAAATATAATTGCATCGTTATAAAGAACACCATCTCTAGTAAAATTTAATCCATTTTTTAAACCTTCTTTTACCTTATCTGTAATTGCTGATTCTTCTACAAAATCAAAATTACTTAACCAAGCCAAATCACTTAATTGGTCTTCATTAATAGCATTTTTAAAATTTACAGTTTCACCAAAAAATGTTACTTTATACATTGAAGGTTTATTATCTTTCATTACAACCTCGTTAAGCTGAATTTTTCCAGTCTTAAATTCAAAATGATTTAGTTCTATTCTTGCAGTTGAAAAAACTTGATTATTAAAATTGTTAACATCTGGGTTAAACCAATATTTAAAAATCTTATTATTTGTTTTTGATGCTGGTAAATTAAATGTTTTACTATAATCTGTAAATAGCTTTTCAATGTCTTGCACATCTTGTATTACTTGAGTTAATGTAATTAATTCCTCTTCCATTAAATCAACTCTTACAAAGTCTGCTTCTGTATTTGAATTAACTATTTGTGGAGATATGTATAAAATGACTTGCTGCATTTATCTAATATTGTTTACTATGCTAAATGACTTTTCAAAACTCATTGTGTAATTAATTAAGCCATCGTTAAGACCTGTTTTTTTATTAAATGAGCTTTCTTTTAAATTAACTGGATAAATAATATTATCGCTATCTACCATCCAAACATATTCACTAACCATAAGTTCTTGAAAACTTGGATTTATTAATTCGTTCACATAACCAGTATTTAAGACAATAGATTCAACACCATTTGAATTGTATGTTTTCTTAGAATGTGCATTAGTATTATAAACGTTAAATTGACTTGATTGCGAACAAGTACCACCTAAAGGAATACCCCAAGAAAGAAAATTAGCATTAAAAATACTTGCATTAAAATTTTCTCTTGTAGTATTTAAACTTTCTGTTGACTTTTTAAAGAAATATAAATCTTGCAAAACACCCCATCTGTTAATAAAAACTATTTTATAAGGTGAATATTTACATTCTTCTATTTGTTCAACTTTTATTGTTCTTCCAGAATCACCTCCATAGTTAATTAATATTTCATCTATTTGTTGTGATGCTGTGCTATAATAACAGTATTTTATTTTAAATTGTGAATTATCATTATTTGGTGTGTTTTGAGTAGATATTGTTGTTCCGTTATATCTAAATAAAACTGACGATACATCTTCAACATTTACTGGAAGATAAATAAAATCACCTTTTTTATATTGTATATAATTTGATGTAATTAAAGCGTTTTGTTGTGTTGTATAATTAACACCCTCTTTAAATGAGTTATAACCTTCTTGTGCTAAATAAACTGTTGATGTTGCTGAACCTATAATAGCTCCTGTTGATGTTCTTGCAGATGTTTGAACAGTAACCCAAACAGATTGGTTATAACCAGCAGCATTGTAACCATTAAATGTGTTGCTGTTATATTTTTGTTCTATAAAATCATTTACTATTTCGCTAATATCAAAAGAAACTGAGTTCTCTGTTCCTATTGGTTTTTTATTTAAAGTAAAACTTCCTAATGATAAAGGGCAGCTAATAACACCTATTTCGCCTTGTTTTATAGTTATTTGTATTTGAAAATAACTTAAAGTTGCAGCTGTTTCTTCTGGTGTTCTTATAAAGTAAGGACTTCTTGTTCTTATTATTGTACTCATTATATTTCTAAATTATCGTTTAAAAAACCATCTAACATATCATCCTCAAATAATGGTAATGCTTCTTCAAATGGCTTTGTGAAAAACATACTTGCTCTAATTCCTTTTCTAAATATACTGTTTGCTATTATAAAATTTAATGACTTTCTTTTGATAAATTTACCTTTACTATCTCTTGGTGCTATTCCAGATTTAACACTCCACTTATCAAACACAGAACTTGGTGGTCTTTTATTGGTGTACTTAAATGGACTTGCTGAACTTTCTGGATATGTAGATTTAGAACCTTTTACTCCTTGATCTAAAAATTCTCCATACTTTTCACTAAGAAAAGAAACCTTATTATCTTTTATTGTATATTCAATGCTTTTAGATAATGCACCAGATTTATTGTGTGAACCATACTTGCCACCTTTTTCAAGATTTTCTCTTGATTTTTTAACAACAAACTTTGCATATTTTTCTAATGCTTTTCTAAATTCACTCATTAGCAGTAAGTCATTTCATCTTTAGTACCAACATCAAAAGACACCGCCCAGCCAGCTAACATATTATCAAATCTTTCTGTAAATGGTTCGCAAGATGCTGTATTAATTAATTCAAATTTATCTCTATATAAATCACTTTTTTGTAATACTCTCATAACTCTTGTAGCTAATGCTAACTGAGTGTTTAATATATCTTGTCTATTGTCATTACCTCTATATAAATCTGTAACTTGCTCGTTACTAATATCTACTAAATCCATAAAAAATATAGTCATATTAAAAGTTACATAATTGTTGTTTATTGTAGCACTATTTATCATTACGTGTGATAATGGAAATAAAGATTGTTTTTTTAAATCTATGTCTGCTATATCTCCAAATGTAATTTCGTGGTTAAATGGTTCTGCTGTAACAACTTCTTTTATTTTATCTATTATATTATAAAAACTATTCATATTGCTTTCATATAAGTTGGTGTATGTTCTCCTAAATCTTGCTCAACAAATTCTTCTAAATTATCTATTGCATAATCAAAATCTAAATTTTCTTTTTGTATTAATATATCTAAACAAATCCAGTAGTCATATATTGCTTTTATTGGCTTTCTTACTGTAACCCCTAAAAATGCTTCTTCAAATCCATCTACAAGAATTATATGATTATTTTCATTTAATAAATCACGTTCTGTAAGTTCTTCTAATATATCATCTTTTGTCATCTTCTATTTGCTTTTAATATATGTTGTTCTAATTGGTATTTATCTTTTTCAAAGGCCAAGTGCATTAAACAGGTATGGAGTTTTGTTTTGGTGATTTCATCGTATTTGAGAATGTTTCCATTAGTGAGGCCATAGATGGATTGATACCAACCCCATTTTGCAGAGAATCCCGCAGATGCTGTGGTAGCTCTACCTCCTCCTGTATCGCTAAATAATTCAGTATATGATTCTGTAATTCGTTCCTTAAATTGTAAAAAAAAACAAGCGAACCAAAAACTATATCTAATGTTGTGTTTGTCATATCGTATTTATCAGAGCTTTCATAATCCTCAACTAAATACTTTTCTTTTTTACTAAATGTAATTGGTCTAAATAAAACACCAATTGCTTTGTGCATTAATTCCCAATCTGCAAGGTATGTATCTAAATCAACATATTCTCCAAAAGTCATATCATCTAGTTTAGGTATGAATCCAAACTCTTTATTATCTAAAGTAAATCTATTAATGAATTTAGGTTCTTGTTGAAATAACTTTGTAATGTCTTCGCATATTTGGTTTATATCAGTAGCTTTAATTTGTAAAACACTTTTTAAAGGTACATCACAAAAAATCTCAATCATCTTTTGTTGTAAGAAATTATCCATTTCTTTACCATCTGATATTTTAAGCCACTTTTGGTATTGCTTTAAAGTAACTTCATTTAATGCTTCTGGAATATTAATTGTGATATTCATATCTATAAACGTTTTAATTAGTGAACTGTTATATACAAATATAAAAAAAAGTAGGTAACGCTCTTTTGCCGACTACCTACTTTTACCCAAAACATATACTTATTGCGTAAATTTTTATACATTAAGTTTATAATCAAATATAATAAAAAAAAGCTACCTTTTACAGTAGCTCTTAAATTTCTGAGGACTTACGCTAACATACATCGGCTGCCTCTTATATATCTTATCTTTTCTTATCTTATCTAAATGCTTAAGGGTGGCTTAAGCGTGGCTTTAATAAATGTGATATTCTCCTAAACTTGGATTCTGTAATTGATAGCTAACAGCATACCTCAACGCATCAATAGCGTGATTAAAATTATCTACTGGTGTTTGTGATTTCTTTTCTAACCAACAATAGTTATTTAACTCTTTAATTAATTCTGTGCTATCTTCAGTTATTACTAAATCGTAATCTTGTAATAAACTAATACCAAATGTAATACTACCTTGTCCTTTGATAGCTGGTACAACATTACAATCTCTACTTAGTTCTGTTATTAATCTTGGTTCTGCTGAATCACCTACTATTAAATTATCTGCTGCAAACTTCTTATTAAGTTGCAATATCTCACTTGTAGTCAATTTAGTTTGGTAAAAGCATAGTTGTATATAGATAACTTTATTTTCTTTGTCTATGCTTGTTTTAACTAATGTTGAAGGGTCATTGCTAAAACCATAATCTTGACCATAAACAACTTTACCTACTTGTTTAAATTCTCCAATACTCCAATCAGTAAATATAACACCTTCTGCTTTATCAAGCCAGCTACCTTCTATTGTATGCTTGTATCTGTTCGGCCTTCTGACTTTCATTGTTTCAATCTGCTTAATATAGCTTTCTGAAAGGTTATCTATATTATCTAAATATGTTGTATGAATGTAAGTAGTATCTTCTTTAGTTATATTACTACCAGCAGCAACACCTCTATCTTCAAACCAACGCTTATAAATGAAATGTTCTTTAGTTGTTGGATTTAATATTAATATAACTCTATTCTCTTGTATTTTATTACGAACACTTAAATCAATCTTATCAAATATATCCTCATCATTAAGTTCTTCTGCCTCATCCATTACCCAGGTAGTAATGCCAGTTAATGATTTAAGATTTGCTGTTTGGTCACCTGAGCTTGTTTTAATACCTCTAAATATTATCTTGCTACCATTGCCTGTATTTATTATTTCATCCTTTGTTATTTTGAATTGGTCAATAACTCCAAGCAGTTCTAACTTTTCTATAAATTCAGGTATGATACTAATGCTGGCTGCTCTTAGCGTGTAACGTGTAAATAGTATTGTGTGTCCAGCTTGATAGGTTAATAGTAGTAGTACAGAGTTTACAGCAAATGATTTACCTGAACCTCTACCACCAGTTACAATAAAGTATCTAGCAAATGATTCATCTAAAACTAAATACTTTTTATTGAGCTTTAATCCTTGCAATGATGTTTCTAAAATCGTGGTTTACTTCTTCTGAGGTATGTACATCAACAGAATCTTTTTGCTTACCATAGATACTATCTAATACCATATTTAAGCCCTGTGCATCTCCTTTTTGTATAACCTTATCAATAACAGCCATAGCCATACGATACTCATTAGTCATCCAAACTTCTTCACCAGTAACTGGATGAATGCCTTTTGTTCTAAGCTCTGCTATTTCTTTAAGAATTGTGCTTCTATTCTTTGCACCTTTTGGTTTGCCTTTTGGATTACCAGATTTACCTTTTGTCCATTGGTGTTTTATTATATCTTCTTTTGACATCTTCTGTTGTATTTGTGCTGTATTTATTTAAAAACATTAATAGTTTCTTTTCAATTATTTTTATTTTCTCTTTCGTATTCATATTCATTAAATAACCTTTTCATTGTTTCAATTAATCCCCTTACACAACTACCACAGCTTGATGTTTCTTTATTAGTTTTAAATACTCTATTATGTATTTTAATTAATTCTTTTTGTTCTATGCTATTAACTACGTTTTTATTAATACTAAAGAATCCTTTTAAATATATGTATTCATCTTCATTTAAACATTCTATATTTTTATAAGGAAACATTTTATTTAACTTTTCTTTTCTCGTATCGCATCCGCAATCTTTTCCAAGTTTATCAAATATCCAATCAGTAGCTTGTTTTATTCCTGTGGCTTTTGTAATCTTTTCTACTGTATCTCCAAGACCTTTACTTTTCATTAATCTTTTTTTTTATTTGCTTAATACAATTGTTTATAGTTCTCCATACTACAACGTGTGATATATTAGTTGCTGCAGATAATTTTCTTATACTGTGAAACTTTTTTCTATATAGATTAAATAGCTTTTTATCAAACCAATAAAACTCATTAACAATATCATCTACCATTTGTTCAATATCAATATAAGGTTCTGTATCTGCTTTTATTATGTTTTTAAGGTCTTTATTTATTATAATATCTTTATCTTTTTGTAATTGATCTAAAAACAAATTAGTCATAACTTTATATATAAACGCTTTATTTAAAGAATCGTTATATAGTATATCGTTAATTTTTACTTTACCACTATCAATTTTACTATGTATTTTTATATAAAAGTCGTGTAATAAATCTTTAGAATTTATTTTAGAATTTTTGCTTATTTCTTCGGCCATATTGAGCCAAATCTTTTCATCTCTTACTAAAATTTGCAATATATTATTTACTTCTGTATTCATCTAGTTCAAGCAATATATTAACAAAATCATAATATTGTAAAGCAATGTAATCTTTTTCAAAGTTTTTAGTAAATACAACTACTGGAGTTTTTAAAGTTCCTCTTGCATCTCCTTCGCTTTGTTCTAATGCTTTCCAGATGTTTAATTTTTCTTGGTTCTTACACTCCCAACTATATTCTGATAATATACCAGATGTGGTCATAATATCTCCTTTTATACTAAGTCCACCAGAGTTTGGTGTTCTTCTTATATTAGTGTCAAACTTCTTAGCTAAATCTTTTGCAATTTTTAGCTCGAACCTTTTGCCTTTTTGATTTGCATTTAAACTCATAATTTTTGAAAATGTTTTCTTATTATTGCTCCTAGTTCTGCATTGTTAGGATATAACCTACACAAAAAAGCAATGCTATACTCAATAGGAGTATCAGGACTAACATAATAGTTGTCCTTTGTTTGTCTATACTCATTTATATTTCTTTTTTTATTCTTCAATATATTTTATATATATGTTTGTCAATAAACATCCACACAAAAAAACTGTAATATGAGAGATAAAAAGCCAAGTAATTATTTCAGTCATTGTTTAAATGTATTAAATTTTTTCTTAAGTTCAGCAGTTTCTTTATATGCTTTTACATTTTGTATAGTTAGTAAGGTTTGTTTTTTATTTATTTCATCTAACATTAACCTCAACTCAATAATACATTTTAAACTATCTTGCAGCGTTTCTACCGCATCTAATTTACTTTGTGTTACTCTACCTACTTTTAAACCTTCTTGTGCCTTTAAAAGCAATATTTCTAATTTGTTCTTTGTTATTGTATAATCTAAATCTGTCATTGTTTTAAATCTTCTGAGTATAATAATTCATCACCTAATTGTTTATTTAGTGTTTTAATTGTTCTGTATATTTCTATACTTCTTCTTTTAACTTCATCTTTTTCTCCTTTAGTTGAGTCAGAACCTAAATGCGCATATAATGAGCAATCTATTCTTAATAATTCATCTATTTTTTGTTTATCAGTCCAACTTGTAAACTGCATAAACTTTTCTATGTCTTTGTATGTGTATCTCATTTTTTTTGTTTTAATACGTTGTTACCACCAATTGTAAAACCTAATCCACTATTGTAATCAAAACATAACGGCTTATCTAAAGTCGGTGTTCCTCCAGTTTCTTTGTCTTTAATTTTTTCTACTCTTACTTGTGTCATCATCCAGCTTTCAGGTGAATTTATAAACCTGTGTATTGAAAGAAAAGAATCGCAGCGATTCGCAAATACTTGACCACCCTCAACATCAGATTTTCTTGGTGGTTGTATATAACCAGCATATTCGTGATTTGGAGGAAATACTCTCCTTGCGGACTCAGTCATTGGGTGAGTCATCATATAAATAGATTTACCAGTAGTGTTGCAAAAATCTCTTATATCGTTGCATATTAAATAATTACGTTCATATTGGTTTACTCTTCTATCGTGGTTTAATCCTGTAAAAGGGTCAATAGCAAAAGCGTCACAATTACTTTTTTTAAATATATTTAACAAGTCAATATGATTGTACATTTTTTTATTACTAACAAACGTAAACCACTCTGAAATTTTATTATTGTATTTATCTATTTGAGATTTTGTTAATTCACCTAATTTACATTGTGCATACATTTGAATTAAATCTCTTGTTAATTGTCCTGAACTATTTTCTCCTGACCAAATACACCACTTAACATTATGTTTAATACTTAAGCATAAAAAGTACCATAACATAAAATTTGTTTTTCCTACATTATCAAGTCCAACAATAACAGTGAAGCTACCACGCTTGTGAACATACCAATTATCTAATTCATTATCTATACCTAAACCACGTTTAATTTTACCTTCTTTAAAAGCGTATAAGTATTTTAAGTTATCTTCTTTATTAACTATCATCTTATAAAATTTGTAGTTAAATAAGGATCTTTATTATCTTTTCTTATCTTATCTTTTCTTAATGCTTTAGCCCTGCTTAAGCCACCCTTCTTTCCGTTGCTTACATTTCGCTTATGTTCTACTAACCTTTGCTGGTATTGTTCATCTAACCATTTGATACTAATAGTTTCTTTTTCTATTTTAAACAACTCAGCATCAACTAATACACTCCATTGCTTAGGTATTAATGTTTTAATTTGTTTTCTTGTAACATTACATTCTTTGCTCCAGTAGTAGCAGCAAACTTTCATAAATGCACCTTGAACATCTAAGTCCATAAATGATATTGAGCCTGTAATCCATTGATTTGGAAAAAATTTAAAGTATGGTAATTCTTTCATATAGCTAAAATTTCTTGTTGTAAATCTTTTTTCCAAACATAACAATTATTATATTGTTTACTTTTACATAGTTTTTTTAAAATATACCTTTTATGATAAATATTTTCAATATATGCAGTTTTATTACTAATATTTATTTGAATAAATACGTAAAAATCAGAGTTTAAATATTTTTCTTTATTATTAAATTCTTCAGGTTTTATGTTAAAAGTATATGTGTTTTTACTTGCTGCCTTTATTTGATACGTATAACCTTTCCAATCAGCGTAATCAATTTGTTCAAATTCACGATCTTTTCTTTGTTTATGTAGTTCTTCGTTTTCAAAGTTTCTTTTATACCATATTTCAAATATATCTTCACCTATTTTTCCAATAGATTGATTTAATAAATTATCTGGTATTATTATTTTTGATTTATAATTTCTCATAATATATATTTTTATTTAATTGTTTTTTATAAATGATCCATTGATCATTTTTCCTTTTCTTTTATTAATTACATCATAAGCTGTGTTTATACATTCTTCAATTGTACAATTATTAAAATGTGCAATACTTGTTAAAACAACTACACAATCGCCTATAGCATCAATTATTTCATCATTATCATTATTAATTATTGCTTTAGCTAATTCTCCAGCTTCTTCTTGTAATTTAATATATTGTGTCTTTATATCTCCTTTTTGATATATTCCCTTTTTATTAGCCCATTTTCTAATTGTTTTAAATTCATTATTAAGTTTCATGTTTTTTTATTTAAAAAGTTATTATATAAATGAATGTTATTTACAAAATGATAATACCATCCTATTTCTAAAGATAATTCATTAGAGATCATCTCTTGTAGTTTAGAGAAGCAATATTGATCATTACAAAAACCAAACCACAAGTCGTTTGACCTCATCATTACACTCATACATAATTTATTATTTAAAATTGTAAAGTTAATCGCGTAAGTGCAAGGAGTATCATTTTCAAAATTAAATCTATCTTTAGCATCATAAATACTTATTGAAGCTCTTCTTGATGTTGGATTATGTTTTAATTCATTAATAACATATTCTAATTGATTACCTCTATTCCATTGGTAACCATAGTTAGAATTTACATTACCATATATATCCATACAATTATACCATATTTTAGCTCTTTTTGCTATTAATTCAGCTGATTTATCTCCTGATAAATACCATTGCCATTCATATTCAGCATAATCATTATTCCAGTTTCTCCAAATAGTTTTTATTTTATTATCTAAAGGGTTACTTATTTGAAATCCTATATTAAACAAAGCTTTTGTATTATTAAACTCTTGACCTTTATTTGACAAGAGTTCATAATAGTATTCAAAAACTTCTTGAGCATTATTAAATATCATATTTTATTTTTTAAAATCCATAATGTATTTCTTGATTGTTCAGGGAAAAATGGAGCCATAATATTACTTAATAAATTAGCGTCAAAATAATCTTTTAAACCTTCGAACATTTTTATTTGCCATTCATTCATTAAATGTTTATAATCTCTAATACTTGCAAAAGTTCCATATTTATTTATTATTTCAAAACCTGCTTCTAATATTAAAGATTCTAATTCAGTATGTGAAAATTCTTGTATGTCTATACCTCTTCCATCTCCAGAATCATAAGTATGATTACCTGCTGCTCCTACTTTTTCATCAAAATTAGGCGTAGATAAATAAAATTTAGCATTTTTATTACCACATTTTTTCATATTTAATAAAAATTTTAA